GGTATAGATATAGCAGATATAAAGAAAGACTTAGTTAAAATGAAGAAAAAGGGTGTCCTAGAAACAAAGCGAACAAATACTGGGACAGGGGATTACCAACCTTATTTTGGTTATGGTAAATTCAAAAATGAGGGTTATAAATTTATGTTTATTAACGTAGAGTTCTTTGATAATAATGAAAAAACCCCGTGATAATCACAGGGTGTTTCTTATTCATTTCATAGCCCTAATTCTAGCTTTAGCCTAGTTATTACACCTTCTGGGCGGTTATTTATGTCGGTTTCCCAAAATCGGAGTAATTTGATATTATGTGCCTTACATAATGCGTTTTTCATATCATCGTTCTTTTTTATACCTATTTGTGATTCATATATTGGTGTTGGATATTTACCGTTAGGATTACAATGCCAAAAATCTCCATCAGCTTCAATAAAAATATTAAAATCTAATAAACAAAAATCAAATAAATAACCGCCAAAGGCATGTTGACTCTCATAATTTAGTCCTAAAATTTTTAAGAAGTTCTCAAAATTTGTTTCTAATTTATTTTTATTATTAAATTGTCTTGTTTTCATATAAGAAATTCGTCTAAATTTTTGTTTATCTCGTTCTTCTTGGTTAGACCATCTAATAATCGCCACCTTACTCAAACTCAATTTATGTTCTTCGGATTTCTCAACACCAGTAAGTTTCTTAGAGATATTACTACCACGCTCTGGGTTAGCCATTACCTTATCTATGTTATCTCGAACCCTAGCATCATCAACAGTCAATCCTTTATTCCATATACTCAATCGACCATCGCCATACATTTCTTTTTGGGTTTCATGCGATTTTTTAATAGCAGTTGGATTATGGCCCCAGTTATTATTTACTCTTGCGGCGTGACCTAATTTATACTCTCTAAAACCAGCGTCAATACCTAAATATTTTGGCTTCTCGCCGCAGCCGCATTTGCACTTCGGTTCAATACCATTTAAAACATAATCAATATAAGTTTGCTTAGCATTAACACCGTGTTTTTGTGACCGATGTCTTCTTAATGAATCTAATGAGTCAAATTCTCTTTGACATTCTTTACATATTACCATAAATAAAAATTCTTTTAATAAACCTGTTATTTACAAGTATACTAAAAGAATTTAAACAAGTCAATGGTTTGACCAAACTATTTTATTAAAAATTCATAAGCGATTGATTATCAAAATTTTAAAACAAAAGTATAGCCCTATCGAAACGCAACGTAGCGGTAATCTCAGCGATACCGTCATCATCCATGGCAAGGTCTCCGAATTCAACATTTGTTAACATTGTTCCATCAAGTAACCACTTTTCAACAACAACACCAGACGGGTCCAACATTTCTAACTCTACAGGTCTTTTGTAACCAGCAGCATAACCTTGACGGCCAGTGATAGATTCAGAGTGTAAACGTACCCACTCCATAATAGCTTGAGTAGCAGAAGGTCCGATTGGGTCCCTAAAGGTAACTTGAATTGATTCCCAAGTAAATCTACCGATTACCCAAGTAGATGTGTTCAAGAACGGAATTTCAACCTCATTTTGAGTAATTGAAGGTCTTGATGCGGTAGATAACCACCATTGTTGTATTCCCAAATCCGCAGGGAATGTAATAAGCCAGCGATTCTTTTTCTTAGGTTCGTAAGGCAACGGCATTTTCATTAATAAATCGGACATATTCGTGTGTTTTTAATTTAGTCTTATTGTATATAAATATGTAGTTTTTTCATTTTATTCTAAAATTAAAGAACTGCATGTTTTTTTTTAATATTTATTTCGCAGCTGTTGCATTAGCAGCTCTAGCCTTAGAAAGATATTGATAAAACCCAATAGCATCTGATAAAAAAGTAATTACATTTTGATTGAACTTACCCCTATCTTGTGCTAACTTAGCAAACGCTGTTGGGTCAGTAGGTACATCTGCCTCAGAAATCTTATCCATCAACTGACCATTTTTAAAATTACCACCATAAACAGTTGCAAACAATTTATTGATGAATGAAATAAGTGTGCTTATTACATTTTTATTGTTCGGGTCAATACTGAATATCTTTTGAAAGTTGGTCGCAATAAGAGGATTACTTTTTATTTTTTTTACCCACCCATCTAATACCTTATCACCAGTCGGTTTCAAGTTTCTAATTTTATTTCTAACTTGTTCAAGTCTGTTCATAAATTCTTCAAAGGATTTTAACTTATCATCGGTAATTCCTTTACTTATCGCAGTAAGAACTTGCTTATTTCTAATATATTGACCCTCACGTATTACAGATTCTTTTAACTTATGTAATTTGTTCGAATCCACAGCCATTTTGGTGTTATTTGGGTACTGAACTAGGGTTTTATTTGGTGTTCCTGTCTGAGTATTGACAATTGTAACTGGTTTTCCATTATAAAATACCTTATCTCCGTTTTTCATTGGATGAAAATAGTTACCACTATCTTTAGTTGGAATATCAGATGCAGCACGAATACCGAACATCTTTCTATTACTAACGATAAATTTAAATAGACCTTTTATCGAATTATAGATATCATCTGTTGACACTGAGGGTGTTGTGGGTTGTGTTCCACGTGTAACGTCAGGGTTAGGTTCAGTCTCAGGGTCAATCTCAGGTGTTGTATTAGGTGGCTCTGGCCTTTGAAAGATACTTAAGTTACTATTTAGGTTCTGAATCGAAGAGTATAAACTATCCAGTGTGGTCTTTCTAGACCCACCAACACCTATTGACTTTAATACGGTAGATATCTTACCTGTGGTAACGATAGTCACACCAAGGGGTTCTAATAGGCTCTGAACGTTAACGTTACTACTCTTGGCCTGTAATTGTTGTCTTGCAACATCAGAATTGTCTTCGTTTAACTTCTTATAGGTAGCACTTAATTCTCTATCACGGATTAGCCTAACATATTCCTTTAAATCGTTAATTATACCATTGGCTATATCAACTGGTAAATAACCTTGTACATTTGGTTGTTTGGTTGCGGCAATTAAGAGTGAATCATAAACAGCGGCAATTGACATTACTGTTAATAAGAAATCTGATGTGTTTTGATTATTTGGAAAATCTGGATTTTGAGTTTTTATTTCGTCGTCCAATTTCTTGATTATTTCGTTGCCGCCTTTATCAATGATAGCTTTTATCTCATCAGACTCCCTAGGGTCAACATGGGCACCCTTATTCGTCAACCTTGATATTTGGTTCTTAACAATATCCCAAACACCCTCACTCATTAAATTTTCTTTAAGTGATTTAAGTTGCGGAGCTGTTATTATTAATCTACCCATATTATATAAATATTTGGATATAATAAAAAAGGATGCAATCAGGGGTTTTTCTAGTTTATTTTATTCAAATGCTGAGCTCGAATTTCATATTTCCACAATCCCAAATTTTATCATATCCTTTTAACTGCATTATTTCAAATTCTGTTAAATTAGGGTTATGACCTTCTTTTATTAATATATTCTTTCTAAAATTAAACCTATGAAACCTATAATTATATTCATTAACTTTAAGGTACCAATAATTAGGTGGTGTATTACCAATATATTTAAAACCATTTTTACTGTAAACAGTTTCGGTGTTATCTAGCCCAGACCATCTAATATCTGCATATGTTATAATTTTATTCGGTTTATAGGTGCTAATAAAATATTTTAATAATTTTGAAAAACCGCCAATAACACTAGTATCTAATTTATTACAAAATCTCGTTAATTCATAGGTGCCATTACACACAACACTACCTAATGCTTTTCTTAGGCCACCAAAGGTCATAAGACCAACTAATTCATTATTATAAAATAACCCTAACCTAATAGTATCAATTGAATTCCCTTGAATATGGTTGGATTTTAAAAAAATAGTTGATTCTTTTTTATTTATCTCTTTAATAACACACTTTCTCCCATATATTTTAGTTCGATTTAGGCCTAATAAATTTGACAACCTAGAAATAACAATATCTTTTTTATATAGTAATTCATCTTCAAATATATGAATTAATTTAATACCAGTAACATTAGCTAATTTAGATTTATCTAAGTGATAATATTTATTTTTTCCACCGCCGATTTCGCTATGGTAATAATTCCCGTTAATCTCAATACCTAATTGATGGGGTTGAATTAATAAATCTATCTCTTTTCCATTAAGTGTTTTTCTATCATTATCTAAATGTGCTATATTATTTTCATTTAAAAAATCCCTAATGGATTCTTCTAGTTTTGAGTTTTTAAGTATTGGAAAACATTTACGGCATATCGGTATTCGCCCACAACCCATGACGGTACTGGTAAATATATTATCACAACTTAAGCATTTAAAAGTATATGGTAGTGACGTATTACCGTTTTTATTCACACTATATTCATCTAGTAATACTAAATTATTATTATCTAATTTAGGTATTAGTGAGGATAATTGTTTCAGTTTAAGTGTTCCTTGTAGATTATTAACAAATTGTTGATGCTTCATGGGATTATCGACACCATATTTATCAACCATTATATTTTTATATCTAGCCGTATACCCATCTGTCTTGAAAATAGAATCGACACCATGGATTTCAATTAATTTTTTCTTGCCAGCCTCTATCCGATTTATTTTATTTATATCAATTGAATTCCATATTTTCCTACAATCAGTAGAACATATTTTCTTCTGTTGACTCTTCTTAACCTCAAATTCATTTTCACACACAATACATTTTCTAATTTCTCGGAGTAATGGGTCGACTTTTCTACCCATTATTTTATTTTTATTAGCGTATTTAAAATAACAACCCCTACAACAAAATTTCTTATCTCTATGCTTGAACTCAGCATCAAAATTACTCTCACAATTAATACATTTTAAAACTATTTTCATGGTAACATCTTTTTTATCGTAACTAAAGCCTATCTACATTAATAAATATATGCAAATATACTAAAAAATAAAAAAGGATGCAAATTTGCATCCTTTTATTATATGATAAAAAATAGGTTATATGTTATCAAATGATGCCCCAGTGTTCATAATATTGAACTCAAGAATAATATATTCTAGTGCTCTAGTTGGTTTAAGGAATATCTGACCAGTTAATTGGTTTCTATCCATATCCTCAGGACTATTGCTCAATACAACTCTGAAATCGGTTAGACCTCTTTCTGTTCTGATATTATCCAAGATTGGATTAACAAGAGCCAAGAATTGGTTTCTAACAACCATATCATTTTGTTCGAATAGCAATCTAACAGATACAGCAGAAATAAGTTTTCTAGCTTGTAAAAGAAGTCTTCTAACATTGATTCTATCAAGAGCACTCTCCTTAAATTGAAGTGTTTTGTTACCCATGATTTTTACACCATCTGTTGTATAAGTCATGATAGGGTTGATTCTAGCTGGATAAAGAGTATCTCTATCGCTTTGTGTCAACTTCTTTCTAGCTTTGATACAATCAACATCACCTCTTTGTATACCAGCAACAGCAAACCAAGGGAATGCAATATTGTCGGTTAAGGCGATGTTTCTTACAACATCTCTAGTTGCTGGTGTATAAATAAATACATTATTTTCAGCATCATTAATTTGAATCCATGGCCAGTAAGTTGCTGTGTAGCTACTATCATACATATCAGTCATGTTATCAACAACATCACTAATTGATAAGGTATCACCATATGCATCTGTATCAGGTGTAGTTACGATATATAATGAATCGGCTCTATCTTGCTCAATCATTTCGATTGCAGCTTCAACTAGATTTATGTTATCAACTGTATCAATACCTGGCGTTGCAAACACGTTAATACTTGTTGCTTCAGGGTTTTGGAATGTCCAAATAGCTTCTAAGTATGCGTAGTAATCGGAAGTAATTCCAAAGTCACCATTTGTAAGTGTTTTGTTTGCAAATGTTCCGCTTAATAAACCAGCAGCACCTTTGGTACCGTTGATAAGATAGCTATCTAAGTTTGTTCTTCTTGTTCTGTGAATATCCCATCCATCAAAACCACCGTATGGTGCAAAGGTGAACTTACGAGCGTATAATTTCTCGTATGGACCACCAACCAAACCAGCGTCGGTTCTAAACTGCCAAGCACCAGTATCAAATACGTATGTTGGTGTATAAGTACTACCACTTGAATTGATAACGATTAATACGTTGTCAATTGTAGCGGCACTTGCATCAATATCCATGTGGAAACCGTGTGTTAATCCAGTCCATTGATTGTAGGCTGTACCAACTGGTACGCCTTTATAATCAAAGAAATCAGCATCAATACCTGTGGTATCAGAAAGGCCTAAGTAAAACTTACGCTTATTTTCAAATGCACCATAGGTTTGTTTGTATATTTCTGTTGGTGATAGAATTGTTGTATTACTATTAGCTTGGTAATCTCTTATTGGGTAACCAACAAAACCAGCTGGGAACGCATCTGAAATATCTGAACTGTCATCAATCTCAACCAAGATATAAGATGATTTAGATGCGTATGTACCATCTAAAGTACCAATCTTTCTACCAATATAGTTGTTAGACGTTGTATCCATTGTGCAACGAGAGAATGATTCTAATATTGATGGTGATGCATCGGTATCATAAAATGACCTAACATAAACATCAAATTCTTTTGTATCTGGTTTAATGTTAGCAACGGAAATTTTAAATTGTTCGTTAGCGGCATTACCATCAGAAATTGTCCAGAATCTGAATAATCTTAAAACTTTATTACCTCTAAGCTCAGATACCATATAAGGTGTAACAGCTGGTTGGTATTGGTCTAGATAGTCTGAATATACTGAAGCATAGTCAACTACAGTTAAATCAATACCTCTAACTTTTTCAGCGGCATTCATTGTAGCAAACATATGGTCGTATAATTCTTCAACAAACACAGCTGTTTTACCATCTTGTGCTGTTCTTCCTAATACTCTAGTAAGATAATTTTTTTGTGTCTTGTCAAAAGAACATGAATAATCAAATGCGCCTTGAGTACTTGAGACACCTGTTAATGAGAATGATTCAAGAGGGTCAGTTGTGGCACCAGTTATCGTTGGGTTAAACCTTAGTCCCGTCGTACCTGTAACTTGGAATACAGGAAGTTGAGTCGTTTGGTCAACAGTTGCCCTAGAACGAATCAAGGCAACCAATTTATTTTCAACGTCTGAATAACCAACACCACTTGAATATATTGTCGTACCAGTAGTTGTACCAGTAAGATAAACGCCAGATGTTCCCGTTGCGCTCACATAAAGGGTTAATGCAACACCACTGAAGGTAGCACCGAATTTCTCATATGCCGCAGCAGTTGAACCAGTTGTACCAATAGATGCTAGTGCTAAGAATGATAAATCAATTGAACCATCAGCCCATAATTGACTAATAAGTGAAATCGATGTTGTTATTGATAATATTGTACCACCAGTTGTTGCTGAGTAGGTAAGTAAAGGGCTATTATTTAATGTAGTACCAGTTGTGATTACAACGGTAGCTGGGTCTAATGCGGCATCTAATACTATTCCCCATGCTTTACCACCATCAAAACCAGAAAGTCCTAAAACTCTTGTTACGAATAATTGGTTTGATTGTGAAAGATATGATTTTGCAATATATGGTAATTCATATAAGGGTGCACCATTACCGTCTGAACCATTTACAAGTGTGTTGTTAAGCCCACCAAAAAATGATTGAAATTCACCATAATTACTTATGAAAATCGGTTGGAATGCTGGTCCTTGAGTTGTTTCACCTACAAGTCCCAATGAGGTAACACCTACTTGACGTGTTACGAATGTAAGGTCTTTCTCTGAGGTGTAGACACCTGGACTAACGAATACTTTGTCTGCCATATTGTTTGTTTTAAATTTTTTAATTTATTCTTCTTAATATAAATATTCAGAAAAAACCGAAAAATAAGCTTATACTAATAATTATTCAAAATAGCCATTTATGTTAATTATTCCACGATAAACCAATGATGTGGTTAATCCCTCATATGGTCGTTTTAGTATAATATGACAAACGGACCCATCCTCAACAATAAGAGGTGTTGATAATCTAACATCAATAGGTTGTGCTAATGTTCCAATAGCAGCAGATGGGGCAAATGATTGCATACCCAAACCAAGCCTCCTAGCGGCTCTTGTTCCAGTAGTAACCGAATCGGCTGTGGTTAAATCAATCGCTGTACCACCAGCCCCAATACTCCACTGAAGAGTAGTACCTGTAGTCGATACTGTAGCACCTGATGTAAATGTATCAATTTTAACACCAGTAATAACAAGTGTTTTAGCTGGAATCGCTGATGTACCAACAGGGTTTAAATATGCAAATACAATAAAATCTGTTTCACTTAAACCTGTAGAAGCAAAAGCAAATTGACCACCAAGAATTGATGAGCTATAATCGTTGGTGGTATTGCTTAAATTTAATAAACTTGGTGGTGTACTATTGATAAAACTTGCTGTAGAATTACTAACTTGTCCATCTGGTGAATTAATAGAATTTTGACCATTGGTTGACATAACCGTGGCCCAATCTTTACCATCATTCATATCACCCAATGAAACACTAACGCTTGTAGCTGAAAACTGAACCGCTTGAGCTGGTGTACCAGAATTATAATTTCTAAGAAATAAAGGTAACGATAAACCAGTTGTTGTTACACCGCTAGCGGTTACTAAGTTACCTGTGGTAGATGTAAATACTGTTGTAGTAGCGGATGGTGTTATTATGCTGACCACAACATCATCAACATAAAAATACGCATCAGTATCCTTAATAAATATTTGATATTTATTGATATTATTAGCCACGGGTGTATAAATATTTAACCCTGTGGATTGCATTCCACTATAAACAACGACGCTATTTAATGTACCAGCGGATGCCCTAAAAAAAACACCATTAGTAATTGTGTTTGCACTAACAGCTGCACCAAAACCAAATTCAATTACATTATTATTTTGTAATGAATCCGAAAAACCACAATACATTGTTGAAAACGTTATAAAATTAGTAAACAAATTAAAAGACCTCCAAGTTGTTACAGCAGAGTGACCACTAATAATGGTTGATAATCCAGCGTTTAGGCTTAGTGAACTACCAGATATAACAATTGTTTGTCCTGATGAACTACCAGAATACTTACTATTATTTAACACTGAATGACTAAACCCATCTTGCCAGATAATTTTATCAAAACCACTTCTTAAACGATAATCCTGTGAAACATCCAATGGTTTCACTAATTTAGTACCAGTAACGGTTCCAGCATCTACTTCACCAACAATTGATGCGTAACCAGTTATTAATTCATCATCTACTAAATTAATACCTATAGTATTACCAGTAACATCTACTTCATTAATTGAATAACCACCTTTTATAACAATACTCATATATTTTTATTTATTCAAAATAACCATTTACATTAACAATACCCCTAAAAAACTGAGTAGCTGTTGCCGTTCCTAAAGGAATCTTTAGTAATATTTGACAATATGTACCAGCCTCAACAATAAGAGGTGCTGATAATCTAGTATCAACTGTTTGACCTAATGTTCCTACAGCAGCACCTACAATCCAAGATTGCATACCCAACCCAAGCCTCCTAGCAGCCCTCGTTCCAGTAGTAACTGAATCAGCTGTAGCTAAGGTTATCGCCGTGGTACCAACACCAATAGCCCATTGAAAAACAGTTGCTGTTGTGGCAACAGCAACAACACTAACATACGAATAAATTTTAACACCAGTAATAACAAGTGTTTTAGCTGGAATCGCTGATGTACCAGCAGGGTTTAAATATGCAAATAAAACATAATCTGTTTCAACACCAGCAACCGCTGCAAAGGTAAACTGACCACCAAGAATTAAAGGGCCATAACCAGCCGCAGTATTTGATAACGTTGCCGTTGCTGGTACAACACTATTAGCAAAGTTTGCTGTATATGTACCAGTACCAACAGCCGCAGCTCCATCTGGTGAATTAATAGAATTTTGACCATTGGTTGACATAACCGTAGCCCAATCTTTACCATCATTCATATCACCCAATGAAACACCTATTTGTCCAATGTTAAATTGCACAGCTTGGGCTGGTGTACCAT